AGTTTTTTATAATAAGCATTTAAGCTAGGTTTAATATTATTGCCTATTTCTAATATTCTTTCAGGACTATATAATGTACCAAATGTCCTTACCCCTAAATCAATACCACATTTTTTATAGCGCTTATCATTTATAAAATGTACTGTATCAATTGGAGCTAAAATATAGTACCTATTGTAGTTTTTTTGATATTGTAATATACAATTTTTATTAAATTTATTTATAATACTTTTTTCTGTATTCATATGTCCTAAAACACTAACAAAAAAGCCATTAATTTTATTACTAAAACTATTAGGTTCTATAACCATATTAAATCTATTTCTTTCCATTGTCAAATCCCTAATTTCAAATTCTTTTTTAGTCTTTAGAAATCTGGTAAATGATGATTTATACATTTCTAAACAATGTTTTACTGCATAATCCACGGTGTGTTTATTAAGTTTATTTTTAAGACTTATACATTTGAGTTTATTATTTAATTCACCTCTTAATGTTATAAAAGTTGGTAATGATTTATTTTCTTTTAGATATGTTTTTAAATATGTATTTGTAATATTATAAGTATCTGTAATATCTATATACCACTTTTGAATAATGTCTTTCTGCTTATTATTTGGATAAATAGGTATTTTAACAGTTTTTAGATAATTAACTTTATAATTAGTATCTTCAAAATTATGATTTATAATATTACTATTTTGTTTTTCCAAAATATTAAACCATGAATTTGTTTTAATAGTATTACTACTAACTAATAGACTAGGAAACCAAAAAGAAGGTTTTTTATCAGGCGGTTTTTTAGCCATTGTTATATTTAATATACTATAGTTAGATATCTTTATATTGAAAAAAAAAACAATAATTATAATATATATTATATTTAGTAATTATAATAAATACAATATAAAATAAGCGTAAAGTATAAAGAAATATCAAGTTTTAGTGCTACTAGTAACAACCCCAAACCCAACTTATAGAATGGAGTACATTCTATAAACCCTCGGTAAATATAAATATAATCCAAATTATCAATTATAGATTATGAAATATTTATTATCCACCCACAATCTCTATGGATAAATCCATAAAAATAGGCAGAAACTAAGAAATAAGTTTATAGTAAGTTTTAAATTATAAACGGGTTGCCCCTAATAATTTATAAATTATAAAGCACCGCGGATTTCCACATGTAAATTTCGGTAATTATTATGTGGACTAACTGCGGACTAATCAATACTTTAAAAACTTATTCCTTAAATTTACCTACACCAAATATGCATCCCATTTACATATCATGTTGATACATAGTATCATTATATTAAAACAATTATTTCATCTAGTCTAAACGCAAGAACTATATACATTATATATCACAAATGAATACATTCACGAATGCATGACTCAATGATTCAATGACTCAATGATTCAATGACTCAATGATTCAATGAATCAAATAGTAATGTGTGTTGACCAATTAGCTTCTTGTAGTATGACTTGCATTTTATTTTTATCATTAGAAAACTTTTCAGTCATTTTTCGAAGATTTGCAACATCCATAACAGTGACTATTTTGTCGATATTTTCGATATAACTATAACCTCTTTTACTAGTTTTAGTAATAGTTGCAGATTCAATACTAGTAATTAAATCCTTAATACGTTTTATACGTTTATTACAAGAATCGATACGTTCAATAATTTCAATAAGTTTATAATCTTTATCTTCATATCGAATAATTGTAGTATAGTTAGCATTAACAATAACATTTGAAATATGTTCATGTCTACGTTCTAGAATACCAAGTTCTTTAAATAATTCATTTGGATCTTCTGCAGACATTACCGGTTTAGACTCTTTATCAACTATTGTAGTTGCATTATTTGTAATTCTAGTAAGAATATCTTGAATTTTAGCACTTACTGCACTACGTTCAAGCAGAGCCTTTCCAATTGAAACTGACATATTATATTATAAACAGGCTGTTACTAACTTAGAATTAATTCTTTAAGTTAATTTAATTGCATATTTAGAGTATTATGTATTTTTAATTTTGTTATTCTAGAATAATTTAATATATCAATAAACAATGCAGTTAAATAATTATAATTATTTATAATATCAGTATTGATGTTAGTATTTATATATTGTGTTATATATGTTTCGATATGTGTGATTATTTGGTTGAGTATTTCTATATTGTTTTCTAGATATGTAATATTTTCTACTTCTGCATCTAAAATATTAAAGGAATCTAATTTGTTAGTATTATTATGGGTAGTAGTTTTTAAATACGTGTCTTTGAGGTTATAATATATTTTAGTGTGTGTATTTTTAATAATTTCATAATCTTTAATGGAACCTTCTATTAGCCATATAAACATTTTATGTTTGTTGGAAATGTTAGATTCTAATTGTTTGAATAATGTATATATTTTTCCTAATGTTTCTAATTGTTTTGAAAATTGATTGTTTTCGTTCTCTTCATTTTTGCAAATAGAACAGTTATCCGATGTTGGTATAATATTAGGTATCCAGAATAATGCATGAACTGGGCATTCAAAGTATTCTAGCAGATGTTGAATATTTATTTCAAAACATTTATTCCATATATTACGATGTTTAAAAAAATAGTATGCTAGAATACAACTTATTGATATATATGTAATAAAGATTACCAAACACAATAATATTACTATATCCATACAATATAATACTATACAATACTATACAATACTATACTATATAATATAATTGCTTTACTAGAATAATTAAGTATAAAAAGTAAAATCAAAATACGTAATATAAAAGATTAGTAATATCTAAATCTAGATGTTCTAGAATATAATATTACATTCTAAATTAAAACAATGTATGCGCCACGTTTAAGTAAGCGTTTGCTAGAAAAGCAAACTAATTCTGGTCCGAAGTCTGGTCCTAAATTCATTCCGGCATTACCATCTTTTCAAAATCCGAATGTTGGTAATACAGGTAATATAGGAAATGATGACGATGATGATGATGATGACCAACAACCATTCAAGTTTCCCAAGCTATTTGGGAATAATAACAATGATGATGTTTATACTACCCGAAATCACATTTATTTTAAAACGGATGTATCTAAAGAAAGCATTGATAAACTAGCAACGGAGATTGACAATATTAATAATAAGATGCGAAATATGGAAAAGAAATCGACATATGGTACATTTACACCTAACCCGGTTTATCTACATATTACTACTAATGGTGGCGACTTATTAGCTGGATTCTTTGGTTATGATAAGATTAAAAACTCAAAAGTCCCAATAAATACTGTTATTGAAGGTAGTGTGGCTAGTGCAGGAAGTCTTCTAAGTATGGCGGGTACCAAACGTTATATGACTGAAAATTCACACCTATTAATTCATCAACTCCGGACGGGGATAATTGGAACGTATGAAGAATTAGTGGATGAGAAGAATAATTGTAATCAGTTTATGTCGCGTCTAGTTAATTTGTATCATCAAAATTGTGGTGGTAAATTGAGTAAAACTAAGATTCGAGAAATATTGAAGCGGGATGTGTTTTGGGATGCAAATACAGCAATTACAAATGGATTGGTGGATGATATATGGACAGGTAATGATTCTTGAATTGAGTCTAGATGACTCTGGCTGATTCTAATTGATTCTAGTTTTTATTTTTTCTAATATTTTATATATTACGTCATTATTTAAACAAATCACATCACCCCATAATTTAATAGAGTTCGTATTTATAACATCTGCAGTTTGTTTTAACCAATTACAAATAAATTCAAATAACTTAATTATATTTTCCCGCCCTAGAATATTACAAGCATTGGCTTTCTTTTTAACTATATCGGTTTCATAATCTAGAATATCATCACTAATTTGAAATGCATACCCTAGAATATATCCCCAAATTGCAACTATATTAAAAAACTTATCTGGATTTGCATCATATGTTATACTTTTATTATTATGGTTATCGATATGGTTATCGATATGGTTATCGATATGGTTATCGATATGGTTATTGTTATTATCTGCTAGAATACTTGTGGTCTCACTATCATCAATAATAGTTTCATTACCTGAATACGTGATTCTAGAATACCATAAATTTAGCAGGTGTCCGATACTAGTTGATAAAGCAAATAATGTACCAGTTTTTTTAATGTTTAACATTATATTGTGATATAATAAGTCTTCTTGATTATTATCCATTTGTATATCAATGTTATCAACAAAAGTAAATATCAAATCACATATTAGATTATATAATTCTATATTAATTTCCGGCATTGTATTTTTTGTACTGTCAATATTATATTCAAGATTGCTTGTAATCTTATAATATTCCATATCTATATATTGTCCATCAACTAGATTATCTAGATTAAATTTAAATAAATATAGAATATCTCGTGTATATTTTATATCTAATTCAAAGTCTATATTATTTTCACCAACACCAACATCAACATCAACATCAACATCAACACTAGATTTATTGTTTATCAATAAATCATTTAATATTGTATGTGATTTATTCAATATATAATAAATGAAAAAATTAGTATATTCAATCCCATATTTAATATGAAATGCAGGTTTATCTCTCCGCATATCATCATTATCTAATTCTGGTAAATCATCAATAACTAAACTGATACAATGTATTAACTCAATAGTACAACATAATGTTAATATAATTTGGTGTTCATTATGTGGTGTATTAATCAATTTGTTGTTAAAATTGATGAAAGATAAGAATAAAATTGGTCTAATTTTCTTTCCATCAGTAAATAAATAGTTAATTTGTTCGTGTAATTCTAGAGGAAAGTAATTTATATATTCCCTTTCAATAAAATTAACTATAGTACTATGATATTGATTATAATGTTCCATATACAAATAAATAATATATCTAAATAAATTCTAGTAAATAATTTTAGAAAACATACTATAATTAGTAAAAATGTTTAAACATTATAAATTATTAAAATTTGTGTTAATTTTAGTAATAATAATTACACTTATATCTAGATTATTATTATCATATCAATATAATCTGGAAGGTTTTGATACTGAAAACAAAGTTATTGATGAAGATAAAAAAGAAGAAGAACGTATAAAAAATCTAACAAAAAAAGAGTGTGAATTAGTAATTGCTAGATACAATGAAGATATTTCTTGGTCGAAACCATATGCGCATTTGAGGACAGTTTATAATAAAGGAAAAGAAGATTTAGATGCAGAGTATGAACCAATAGTTAAATTACCAAATGTTGGAACAGAAATACATACTATTTTAGAACATATAATACGTAATTACGATAATTTATCAAATAATACAGTATTCTTTCAAGGTAAAATTGCGGATAGAGTTTGTCAAGATACTATTCCATTATATAAATTCTTTCATTCTAGAGATGATGATTTAGTAGGATGTAAATCAAAAATTAACGAAAGTTATGATTGGCATCATCCTGAATTTTATTTAGAAAGAAAAGTAGAACCTTGCGATTATAATATAGGTGATTTTTTCAAAAATGTTTTGAATATAGAATATAAACCGAATATGGATGCAATATATCAGTCTCAAATAGCAGTTGGTAAAAAACGAATATTGAAACATCCTAAACAATATTACATTGATATACTTTATAATAAAACTAATATCGCAAAAGCGACTTTTCCGGAAGAAGGGCATTTTATGGAACGTGCGTGGGTTGCAATATTTTCATAATCTATTTTTGTAGTTTTGTAGTAAAATAAATTAGTGCGTTATTTATTGCTTCATCCATATTAAAATATTTATAATTTGCTAATCGACCTATAAAATGTACACCTGTTATGCTATCTGCCATCACTCTATATTTTTCATACAAATCTAAATTTTTAGCATTTGGTACTGGATAATATGGTTCACCTATATCAGTAGTATATTCTCGAACAATAGTTGTATGAGGTGAATTTTGATTCAAAAAATGCTTATATTCTACTATACGTGTATAATCTACATCCATTTCTGGATAATTTACTACTGATACTGGTTGATAATAATTTATATTTTTTAAACGTTCTATAACAAAATTTATTGATCTATATTCTAATTTTTCATAAGTATTTGAAAAATATGCATCTATTGGACCAGTATATATTATTTCATTCCATATATAACCATCTTTTGATTTATTTACACTAACATTACTATTATTCTGAACCCATGAAAAAAAATCAATATTTAACATAACAGTTATATTAGGATGATTAAGAATATTGCCTATAAAATCAGTGTATCCACGTTCGGGTAATGCCTGATATTTATCATTAAAATATCTATCATCGAAATTATTACGAACAGGTATTCTAGCTAATACAGATGGTGCTAATTCTTCTGGCGATTTATTCCATTGTTTTATAGTATATGGTTTAAACATTTTATCATATAACATACAACCAACACGAGATTTACCCATTTGTTCTGAATTGATAATATTATCATATTTTATTTGATTTTTATCTAACCAATTATTCATTTTTATCTCATTTTTTAAATTTTCATTACAAAGCATATTAACAGTATTAATATTAACTGGTACAGGTACGTACTTCTTATCAACATATGATAATACTTTATGATCCCATCTAACCCATTTTGAAAACTTATTAACATAATCCCAAACATTTTCATAATTTGTATGAAATATATGAGCACCATACTTATTCATTAAAATATTATTTTCATCTATAAAATCATAACAATTTCCACCAATATGATCTCTTTTATCTATTACTAACACTTTTTTATTCATTGACGAAGCAATACGTTCTGCTAACACGGCACCTGACAATCCAGAACCCACTATTAAATAATCGTAATATTTACAATTATCATTAACTCTATTCGTTTCTTCTTGCAAATTATTAATACTCATACTACTACCTATTATAAGATAATTAAATATAAGATAATTAAAATAAGATAATTAAAATAAGATAATTAAAATAAGATAATTAAATATAACATAATTAAATATTATTATATACTAGTATAATAGAATATTACACCTAACACATAGATAATAATACTATGGCTAATACTGTGGCTAAAGAAAATAACTTAACTGATAACAATATAACTGATGAAAATGATAATAATCAAAGTGATAATCAGTCAGAGAAACCCGATACATTAGGTAATGCAATTGCATCTAGTCAAGAGGATGATGAACCCCAAACCAAAAATGTTGCCCTAACTGGTAAAGATGCTGAAAATATGATAAAAAAACAAAATGTACCACTTAATAACTCCAATCCTGCAAAAAAAAATACCAAAAAAAATAATAATCCTACAATCCAGAATGTAAAACGCAACAATACAAATCAAAACCTAACACAAAAACAACCAGAAAACGCAACAGCATCAGGTACTACGAATGCAAATACAAATGCCAATACAACTGAAGAAACTGCCAATACAAACCTAGAAGGTAATGCATATGCAAATACTCCAACATCTAAAGATACTATGGTTAGTCTAAATAAATTAACTATGAATTTACTAAATCATCAAATTGTATTGAAACTATTTCATTTCCAAACTGAATTATATGGTGCACATAAAGCCAGTGATGGTTATTTAGAAAAATATGCACAGACGATGGATAAATTTCTAGAAATTGCACAAGGCATTTATGGTAAAATTACTTTAAAAAAATATACTCTCACTGGTTCTTCCCATAGTGATAGTAATATTATAAAGCATCTAGATGGTATGATTACCTTACTACGTGAAAAAATAGATGATGTTCTTGCCGATTATACTGATTTAATCAATGTTCGCGACGAATTAGTAGGTGATGCCGAACAACTGAAATATCTACTAACATTTAAGTAAAATGCATCATCCAGAATAAAAGAATAAAAAGAATATAAAAATTAATTTTATTTATATATAAGATACCACTTATATTAAATATCATATAGAATATCTTAAAATGGGTCTTGATATAGTATGTGTTGATAATTCATTTAGTTCTAGTTATGGATATTGGAATACTATAAGAGAAACTATTATTAAGGCTACTTTTGACTATATTGTTGATAAATTTCAAAAAGATGAAGAACTATATAAAAATATTACTAATGAGGATGATGATGAAAATTATATAGGTGAAGGCTCTAATTATTTTATACACAAAACAAATATTAATAAAATAATTAATATTATATCAAAACCTAGTGTAATTACAAATGTGTTTGATAATGGACATAATTTAGTTCCTAAATTTTTAAATTTAATTACAAATATATCTTATATTGATTCATTAATCTATTTCGATATTGGTGGTTTATATGCTTTATGTAATAAAAGTGATTGTGAAGGAGTTTATAGTGTAGGTAATTCATATGATATTATCTTATTATTTGATTTAATTGAACCATTCCTTAATCTCTAAACGATTATAAATTTAGAGTATAGGTAAATTATCATAAAAAGTATAGATTACCGTCCTACCGGTAGGACAAAAAAATCGTTTAGAGATTAAAAACTATGAAAATATTTATGAGTGTATTTATATTGCTGAAGGCAGATTTTCTAATAGATTATATGATGTTTTCAAAGAGAGTATTGAAAGAAAACAAAAAGTAATTATTTGTTAGTAATTTACTAGTTATTGAACATGTTAGGCATATCGGAATGTAAAGAATATTTCACAGGACTTTTTTTTATAAGATCTATAATATTTTTGATATTATAATATAGAATGTGTAGTTCATTTTTAGTAAATTTTTTATTTTGATAATAATCATATGAATTTGCAAAGTGTTTAATATATTCTTCAATAATGTGCAAATTTATAATTTTTTTTAAATAAATTATATGCAACAGTGAATAAGTAATATTTATATCTGATGTATATTTTTGCACATCAATATCAACATAGGTCATATTTATCATTATATTTTTATGTATATCTGCACTTTTGTAATTATACATGCAAATTTCATTATTAGTTAAATCTAAATCAATACAAATATTAACTGGATTTTCCAATACAATTATTTTTTTTGTAATTTTATATCTTTCTGCATATTCTTCTATTCTTTTTTGATAATTCCTTTTTGTTTTTTCTGACATATTAAAGCTATTAATCTCACATTCCTTATTGTAAATTTCCAATATATTGTCATATTCAACTAAATTATCAACATATTTATAAGTATAAATAGTATAGTAAACTTTAGAAATTGAACTAACTGAAATAATTTCAGGCATTTTCTTTAAAAGTTCTGTAATTTTTTGATTAGTATTATTATAAATATCATTTTGTTGTTTATTAATTACTTCAAAATCATATACAAGTTTATCTTCATTTTCTTTTTTTATTTCTTGAATATCATATTTTAGCTCTATTTCAAATTCTTCATCAAATGTTCCATATCCATCAAATACATATTCTTTTATAGGAATAGGTTCCATTGCATCAATAATTTTTTTTATATCTTCAATGCTAACCATATCTAGTTTTAGTAGAATAAGATACCATTACAATTTTACAACTAAAATATCAATTTTATTTAATAATGATACATAAAATTCTAAAAAAGTAATAAGGAAGATATAAGGAATATAATAAGTGATATATATATATAATTATAAAAAAAAATTATTAATATAAATATATTGTATTTTATTAAGGTGATACATATATTTATATTTATAAAAATATTTGTTGGAATGTTAAATTTTAGTAATAAAATGTTTTGGGCATCTGTATTAACAGAATCATATATTGCAATGGTTTTGTTTTCAATATTTATAACATTAATATTTATATATTTAATCTTTCCGTTGGAAGAACATAATTATATTGAAAACTTTATTAAAAGTTTAGAATTATATTTAGACAAAAAATCATTGGAAATTATAGTGAATAATTCTATATATTTAGACTTAGTTAAATATATAGAAGAAAAAAAAGTAGAAAAAGATATAGAAAATAAATCTACAATGGATATAGTATATAGGAATCAAATATTAATTTCTATATTTTATATAATAGGATTTTTAGTAATATTAAATATAATATTATATTATGGTTTAGGTGTTAATATTTTAGCATTAAATTGGAAACAATATGGTATTATAGCACTAATTACTACTTGCTTAATATTATTATATGAATTACTTTTTATTTATATGTGTTTAGGAAAATATGTTATACTAAGAATTAATAAAATATTAAAAATATTAATAGGTTTATCACCATATTAATATTTAAACGATTTTATTTTCCTACCAGTAGGATGGTAATCTATATTTTTCATTATAATTTACCTGAAAAGGTAAGCTCTACTTGCCTTTAGAAATTAATAATTATAAATATAAAAAAATAAATATGTTAATAATGTAATTGATTTATACATATTTTATCAACTGAAATAACCTCTTTATTTTTTGAATGTGCTTGATAAATCTATTGGTATTAGAGCTTTTTTTAATTCTTCAGTAGTATTCATATTAAGTATATTATATTTTTTATATAATATATTTAATATTTCTAACATATAAGTATATTCATTGTTTTTAATAGTCATATACAATGTATAAATAAAAATGAATTCATATAATGATATTAATAATATAGATAATCCGCTTGTATAAAAAATAAATTTCCAATTTATTTTCATATTTAGTTTATATTTTATTACTAGTATAAAAATAATAAAGATAGCAGAAAGTGATAATAATAGTAATGTACATATTACTATTGTAATTTTATTATTATAGTCTATATTTTCGTTTTCTGTACTTGATATTTTATATAGTTTATTTTGTTTGTATAGAACACTAAATATATAATAAAAAAATATACGTAAAGTTGAATTTTGGTTGTTTATATTTAAATAAATATTATCATAGATAACTTTTGTAATTAATGGTACTAAATATAAATAAAATATTAAACATTCAACCATAAATATAAATAAAATATGTATTATAACTGATAAAATTGACATATAGATATTATCCATTTTTTAATATTATAGACTAATTAGGAATTATTTATATTTATTTAGATAATAAAAAATAAGTATAATTAATACTATTAAACAAAACTATAAAATAATTATGTAAATTTTAAGAAGTTTATTGGTATCCTTTTTACTGCCGTTCTCCAAAAGGATAGAAACTCGCTAGCCAACCAAAAATAAATTAAGACAGATAGGTGTGGTTAGAGAAGCTAACCACTCAACCTTCTAAAGGTGTTATCCTTTGCCTATCAGTCGGTTAAAGGATAAAAAGTTTGTTAATTATTTATACATCAAATCAAATACTAGGATTCACTTTTAATCCTTGTTCTTCCAGGGAATTTGCAAATTGTTTTCTAGCCAATTCATCACCCATAAAAATATAATCTGGTGTTTTAAAACTCACTTTTCCTGCATTAATATCTTCTGCCTGTTTACCGCAACATTTATTATCTGTAGAACCCATATCGCAATTATAACAATCTGGTTCTAGCTTACCATATTTAGTAAAACCAATTGGAATAACACCCATCGGCATTTCACATTTTCCCGTCATCTTATTACATTTTCCAAACTCATTAGGATAATTCTTATTTGCCTGATAAAATGGACAATCAGTATTTATTTGGCACGGGGCGTCCCAAATACCTACTTGTCCGACTTCAGGATGATATGATTTACAAAATATTGGATTATCATTATATTCAACTAATTCCTTACTAACACCATTTACTAGGCCATAACATCGATGATTTTTGTATTGTTGATCTCTAGCAACATTCATAATCCGTTGTTCTACAAAGGCACTTTGACTACTTTCATCAAATAATGTTGGATCCATATCGCTTCTTTCCATAACATCTATAAATTTAGTTGAAGGAGATTGAAAAAGTTTGCCATCACCACTCGACATTACATCAAAACTGGCACTATCACTAACTTGGTCTTTATAGATATCTAGCATTTCTTTCTTATCAAGGCTTTTGTCTCTTTTTTCATCTATCAATGAAATTATATCTTTTGCACCCTGTTCATTTGGATTATCTGTTGTTTTACGGTTTTCATGGAATTCTATTGTTCTAGGAACTGGGGTTCCAATTAATTCTACTTTATTTATTCGGACTGTATATTCTTTGTCATTACCACCCAGAATTAAATCAACATCGAAATAAATAACAAACTGTTGAAATTTAAATTCCCTGCCAATTGTAATAGTAAATACATAATTGGAGATATTCATATTACTTGTAGTTGTAGGTGCGGGTAGTGTATCATTACTGATTAGATTACTATTGATTATTTTGAAGAATTGATATTGGTGATATGGGACATAGTATCCATTCTGGATGACTAATTTATTTATAAGTGATATTAATTCTAATTTTAATCTGTAAAAGAGTTCTAAATCGGTAGTGTTTATAGCACCAGTATTAAGTTCAATAAGCTTTTCGCTTTCTAGAATACGGCTTTTCTTTGTTATAGATGCAGGATCATAGGTGAATGTTATCATCTTATCATTATTAGTTTTCCCTTGATATTTATCTCTAATCTGTTTTAAAAGATTATACATTTGGGAATAATCTAATTCATCGGTGTTGGAAAAATTCTTTAAGACACGTACTTGTCTTAATACATCAGTATCTATTCCTTGTAATTGGATATCAGTTAGTTGATTTGCAGGAATGGGTACTTGATATTTAATATTTACTGGTGCTAAATTTGAAGTATTACTAGTGTATAGGGAACTGTCTTTAACGGCAATGAATGGTTCTTGTAATTCTGATGTTTTATTCTGGCGGATGGTAAAATATAGTATTGCTAGAATAAAAGTTGCTAGAATTAAGAGTGCAATAATACCCCACATTCTAGATGATTATATTATTATTATGTTATACATTTTATTGGTGGAATTAGCTATTTGTAATTTGTCGATTAAATATTTATATTTAGTTTGCACGTTTTAACATAAATATAAAAACATATAAATTATAAATTATATAAAATTTATAAAATTGAAAATAAATATATCATTCTAGAATAATTATTTTAACCTACAAGGAATATGACAGATATTATAGAAACAAATTCTACATCTTCTATAACATCTGTTGAGCAAACTAAGAAAGAAAAGAAAACACCACAATATATGCTTAATTGTGCTAAGCGATATAGAGAACGACATCCGGAAAAGATTAAGGAATATCGGGAAAAATATAAAAATGAGAAAACCAATAAGCTTACTACAATTGAATTAGAACTTGGCAAAATGAAAAAACACGAGATTATTGCCAAATATAAAGAATTAGAGCAAAAACATAATGAATTATTAACCAATATTAAAGGTGTTAATACCAATATTTCGAATATTGATACAAAATGAATTATTAGTTTTTATTTTTCCTATTTTTATAATATATGTTTTTATTATTGTTAAAAATATATATTTTAATAATATAAAAGAATAATTACTACTTTGTTTAGTAATCATAATTAAATAAATTTAAAAATGGCAGGGATTTCGACACATAAATTTGCATCTGCTTTACAGTCTCAAGGTATTATTTACTATACTAAAAAAACTACTACATCTACTATTCTAGATATTGGTATGTTTAAGCGAATGGCATGTGCTATGAAAGAACCTAATAATAAGTTGGTTAATAATGCGGATACATTAGTTATATTTACTGGTACTACCAAAAATATAAATAAATATTTAGTAATGATTGATTTTGATAAATTAGATAATCCAGTAAATAAGGATTTTTATGAATACTTTACAAAATACTTAGATGAACATCAAATTGATACTTACTTTGAAAAAACTATGCGGGATGGTTATCATTATTTTTTTATTACAGATACATTATTTTCTTCCACTACAAAACTAGAATTAAACAATATGAATTATGATATTGATATTCGTGGATATGGTGGAAAATCACTTTCATATGGTACTAAATATGATAAATTAAAAGTTATACCTGGTAATAGTAATGCATGTAAAAATTTCACTTTTGCACAACTACCCAATGAACTTATTGAAATGTTAAAATTAACTAAATATAATGAAGAACGAAGTAAGCAACGAGATAAAGATTTTAGTAATCCACGTAAAAATATTATTTCCACTACAATAAATAATAGCTCCCAGAATGATGAATATAATAAAATACAAAAACTAACTACTATTAATACTATTAATACTATCAATATTACTACTACTAATCTAGATACTAATTTTAAAAAAACACAATACATTTTACAATCATTATCTAGTGTCAATATAAAGTATTATTCTAGCTATGAAGAATGGCGTAATATTGGTTTTGCTTTAGGTACTATGGCAAATGAAGAACCGAATATGGAAGTCGATTTTTTACAATTATATCTTTCGTTTTCTGCCCAGTATAAATATTGGAATCTAGAATGCTATCAAATGGCCTATAACATATTCTATAGCAGTAATAACACAATTACAATTGGAACATTAATTTATAAATTAAAACAACATCAGGATTTATATAGTAAATATAAAGAATTATCTACTATTAGTCATTTTGATTATATGGTAGAATATGCCACGCATGGTGCATTTGCCAAATATTATCATTCACAAGTCCCTGATAAGTATATATATGACGAAACAACTAATAAATGGTATATATTGCTAGATACTAATATATGGGAACCACTAAGAGAATATAGTAGAAAAATACGTATTGACATTAAAAATGTTATTTTACCTATTGTAATGAACAAATTAAATAATGAACTAAATACTACTAAAGATTGCAAATTAATTAAGAATTATAATAAAATCATAAATAAATTGGATACTGAAGATTTTATGAAAAACACTTATAATGCACTAAAGGACTGTTATCTAAAAACTAATATTAAATTTGATACAGCAATTAATTTATTTGCTTTCAAAAATGGAATATGTTTCGATTTTTCTAATAATACCAAAACCATTAGAAATATATTACCTACTGATTATATTAGTATTACTACTGGTTATGATTATATTGAACCATCTAATAATGATATTGAATATGTAAATAAATTTATTTATAGTTTATTTGAAAATACTACTGAGGTTGAATTTATAACTAAATCAATTTCTAATGTTTTATATGGAAGGAATAAATATCAGAAATGCTTCTTTTTCTTAGGTATAGGAGCTAATGGAAAGACTGTATTACTTACCTTAATGGAAAATACATTTGGAAATTATTCTATTAAAGCATCTTCTACTTTATTTACTAAGCCTGAAAAAGACGCTTTAATATCTCCTGAAATTGTACAATGCAAAGGTAAGCGATTATTACATATTAGCGAACCTAATCCTAATGAAAAAATACAACAATCAAGATATAAATCTACTACTGGCAATGAAAAAATATCAGCCCGTAGTTTATTTTCTAATGAAATCGAGACTTATACTCCTAACTTTACTCCTTTTATAAGTTGTAATCAAGTACCATTATTTGAACTTATTGATGATGCAATTAAACGTAGAAGTATCCTTATATATTTCAAATACCGATTTATAGCTAATCCAGAATTCACTAATGATAAGACTATTGATAATGATTTACAAGACAAGCTAAGTACTGAAAATATGTTATGTGCTTTTGCTCGTATTCTATATAATAATTATACTCATAATTATGATCCTGCTAAGTACTTACCACCTTCTTCTAAATATATTCTAAATGAATTTATAAGTGCTAATGACCAATTATATGACTTCTTAAACTCTGATAATATCATAGCAGACCGCAATAATAACAACATTAGAATTTCTATATCAGTATTATATGATATCTATAAGGACTATCATGATAAGATGTATCATAATGACCCGAGTTGTAAAGCTATGGGATTACGGAAATTCACAGAAGCTATAGTTAATAAAGGCTTTAGAAAAATAAGAGTTAATAACACATTTATAATAGGTATTAAAAATAATATTAAATTACCGAATAGTAATAATAATAAAGATATTGATAATAACCAAGATAATCCTGATACTTTTGAAATCGATATGGATTGATTAGAATAATCTTATAATTATTATTTTATTTCTTTTTAATTTAGTATCTATTATTAGTATATTTCAGTATATTTTAGTATATTTTAGTATTGTAAATAGTTATAAAAGTATTGTAATTCAGTATTTAGAAAGACATAATAATATATCAAAATGCAATTGCAAAGTGTATTTAATTCTAAAAGAGGTGAAATCGTGCAATTAGTTGCAATTCAGTGCAATTCAAATTTGAATTGCAAAGTGAGAAAAGCAATAAAAAGAGTGTAATCGTGCAATTGGATGTATTTTTAGAAGTCGTTGAAGGTTTTGAAAAGATAAAAATTCCTATGGTACCTTTCAAAATGAATTGCATTTGCACTTTTACTATATTTTACCATTGATAAATATATACTTTGCATTGAAAAGCATTTGCAACTGAATTGCATTGATTTGCAAGAAATAACGAAAAATATTGACTAAAAATCCAGATAAATAATCACAAAAAACAAAATTGAGTTGAAGATCTTGTAGTTTGTATATAAATGTGAAAATGTCTAAAAACATCAAAAAACAATGTGAAAATCCCTAAAAAACCTAAAAAAAATATGAAAACCCGGATTTTTGATGTTAAAAAATATGAAAATGAAGATTTTTGTTATAAAAAAATGTGAAAAATGAAGTTTTTTGTCTTTTTCAATGTGGATGTTTAATTCTAGAAAATCTAGAAAATATAAAATAAAAATAAAAATTTCCAATTGCTAGAATGAAAATTAATAAAATCAATGAAATTAATACTCTAGCCTTCATCAACACCAATAAAATCATAATCCATATCACCATCTTCTAAGTCTTCCATACCTACAACTTGTGGGAATTCATTTTCTAATTCGTATTTATCCATTCCATATTCATTATTACCACGTTCACCATCTTCGCGTTCTTCTTCATCATCGCGATCTTCATCACCTTCACCGGCTTCTTCTTCACCGATATATTCATCATTTTCTTCGTCTAGGAATTCATCGCCTTGTTCTTGGCGAATATATTGATAAATATTACCATAATTAACTTTCTTCATTCGCATTTTCATCATAGTCAATTGATATATATCTTCGTGTGTTTCCATATTAAGCCATTCGAATGTTCGCAGTGTATTTTCAATATCTTTTTGTTTATCCTTGGTGACAATTAAATTAACATAATCATTAGTTAGTTCATCATATGTATTCTGGGTATCATAAACCTTATCTAAATAAGTAATAATAAATTCACCAACAACTTTCAAATTAGTATTATTCTTAAATTCGAAACTCTCAATTAGGTCAATAGGTTGTCCGTCTTCATCCAAAGGTGCATCGTCATCGGCTAATGCAATATCCATTTCAGCCTGATAATCAGCAAGGGCTGGATCTTTATCTACTGGTTGCTTAAATTTAAAATCTATTATATCAGTTTTATTTTTCCCTATTTTATTGTTATCCACGACATCAAAAAGATTTGCTAATGATATAACTAATAGATAATGTAGAATACTAGAAACCATTTCTGGAAACAATATTTTAAACTTATTCTTACTCTTAAATAATTGCGCAAAATCATAGATTTCACGGGTAGATTTATCTAGCAATTTAAATAATTTAATATTTTCTCCAAATTGTAAGAAATCGCGGAATTGAGGTCGGATTTTATCCCGATTAAGAGGGTTTGCTAATTTCTGATTTTTAATTTGGTTAATTGCATCATTTAAATATTTAAGATTATTTTGAATACTTTCCTCTTTTTTATTATATCGGAATATATCACCTTTAGTTTCATTATCCTCATTATATTTTTTATATTCTTCATACTGTTGTTTATAATAGCCTAAATTTGACATAATACTACTATATTTATTAATAAGCTTATCAGTAGTTGTTATTTTCTGTACTAAATGATTTATTTCCGTTTCAATCTGTGCATTAAGCATTGATAAATGATGATGGATATTAAATTGTTCTGCAGTTTTGCGGTTTTTATTAGCAGTTTGACTATCCCGGGTTGTAGCATTATGAAAATTGAATATATGTGGGAATGATTCAACCATAGTTTTCATATAGTCTTCTAGAAAATGCATTGTATCAAATTTAGGAATATGTGATACTAAATCAGTTATTGTCTTCATTTCTAATTTGTAAATATGATGTTGTATCTGTTGGTCTGTTTGCATTTCCTTTTGTAATTCTAGTTCAGTAGTATATGTCTTAGTATCAATTTGATTAGTAGAAGTAATAGCATCTTCAATCCGTTTATAATCTTGTTGGGAATATGATTTCTGTGCAATATCTGCTTTATTTTCATTTGATAAAATACAACGACCATATTTATCAAAAATATGTAGCTTACCTCTATTAAATCCAGTTTCAATAAATTTCAAATAAATATCGCGAATTTCATCCTGAGTAGCTTCTAGATTAAAACCAAAAGTAGTTTGTGATGGCTTATATAAGGGTTCATAAAGTATATTAGGCAAACTAATCCGTTTAATATCATATAGCTTAGTAAGTAATTCAGTACTATCATTTAATTGTTTTAGATTCTTATTGATATTGCTATTCTGGCTAGTGAAATATTTTAGATAATTGTAATTTTCACCAGTAATATGAGTTTCAGGACAACAAGATGTTGCATTACCCCGAATATTCAAAAATACTTTATCAGAATTATCAATAATACGATTAATATCATTAATAATATTTAATGCGTAGAAAGTACAATTTTCATTACCTACCTCAATCATACGATGCCAATTTTTAGCGCTTACTTCCCGTAGATTAGCATCATTTAGGATTTTTTCAGGTGTCCATTTAATTTGAATATGTTCTAGACGGGGGATGAATGTTTTCCAATAATTAGTCTTATAATTCTGGAATTCATACATATAATCAATCTCTTCTGCAATATTATTAACGGCATTATATAATCGGGCTTTAACAAAATTGTCTTCTTCTACTTGCTTTCGAACACGATCCATAAACATAGATGGTTTCATATTGGCTAATGCCATGTAATCTGGTAGAATTGACATTTGACCAAGTAAGCAAATAATAAAATTTGTACCTGCATTTTCACCCATATCACTAATTAATGGATATCCAATAATATTAGTATTGCAATCTTTATTACGGAGTTCATAAGGTGTTTTGGTAGTTTGCAAAATGATTAGGAAACGGGCACCTATATCACAACAAAGGTAGATTAGGTAAAGTTGTTCCATTTGTTTCCGTAGCATTGCAACATTTCCAGTACCATACTTTATAATTAGTGCTTGGAGAATATCATTTTTGCGAGTGAAAGTGAAACTCTTTAGGAAATTGAGCATTTCTACCTCATCTAGAATAGATAAGACATCTAATCCACAAATACGTTTCAGAAGCCGGAATATATTAATCTTCTGTTGTAGATTTTCACCACTACCGTTAGGAGCATCTGGTGCATCTGGATCGCCTTCCACTGCTTTCTGAATTAGACTATCAATATATTGTTTTTGCTTTTCGATTAATGGTGTATTTTCTGCAAGTTCACGAGTTTTATTACGAAAACCATCTTCACCTTTTGCGAAATCATCTAAATCTAATACATCAGTATTACCAACAAATTCATCACACGCACGACAATAATAACCACCATTTACTTCTTCTGTATATATAGTAATAATCTTATCATAATCAATTGGTAAATCATTCTCTATATAAGAAACCCCTAAGCGAATATGATTACATAATAGCTTTTGATTACAAATATTACAATAAGTAAAATTATTATCATTACTAGTTCGGTCAAATACATTATAATCGTGATCGAATTGGGTTTCTACATTAAGGAAATTACGGAATATAGACCGTGCAAATTGATATCGATCATCACTATATCCACCAATTTTAAAGAAATAGTCAGTTATACCGAAATGGACACATTCTTTATTACGTACAATAGTTTTTTTAATATATTCTTCTAATTTGGCTTCTTCTTCTTCCTTGTGTTTCCAATAATGTTTCATACTATTTAATTTATTAAGTAATACAGTGCGATCATCACTAATTTCCTTATTAATAGTAGCAATTAAAACAGGAATGTGTTTGATGTAATCGATTTGTTTCTGGAGATCAGCAATAGTTTTTTCCATATCTAATTTTTGTTTAGTAGCATCAAAGATATCATTTACTTCGCATTTAATATTTTCCATATCAAAAGCGCATTTATTTGCATCTTCTAGTTTCATTTCTGGATTTGCAGTACATTTATTCTTCTTATCCTGAATAAGTTTATATAGTAGCGCAATATCTTCCTTAATCCACATATCAACATTCGCTATAATTTCCCGTTTATACAATTGCTTACTACCTTCTACATCTACCAATGCATAATCACCAGCCATAATCACATTACCCTCACTATCTACCGCAACTTTACCATTATCCTGTTCCAATCTAGCCAGATTTGGATATTTTATAATATTAGGGGTTGTACTAGTAGTTTTATTACCACATTCGCCAGTACTGGAACTAGCACCAGTAATACCGCCAGTATTTGCGACTAATTGGTTTGTTTCAGCCATTGCGTGTTTGTCTTTGATTATGGATAGTTCAGTTTCTAGATTTTCGATTTTGTATAGCGATTCATAATTTTTTAAATAATTAATAAATAAAGTTTTGAAGAAATATCGGCCGTTATCAAAACTGTTCATAAACCATCTAAGACGGATGTCGTCAGCATCTACACTAATACCTTTATTTTCATAAGTTTCGAAATAAAATTTACTAATGTCTTCTAGAATAGTATCTGGAATATATTTGAATTTCTTATCATCCTTTGTGAGTTGTAATGATTTGCTAGAATGTTTTGCATTATGTTCCAGTTTATCCATTTTTTCCTTATGATGGTTATATCTTTCGGATAATTCTTCATTAAACTTAATATATATATCACGTAGTTGCTGATTTTTCTCTATCATTTTATCGTGTATATCTAGAGTAAGTGAATTAGTGTCATAATCGAATTTATTCAATACATCATAAATATATTCTATAGTATTATTGGTTTTCTTATTAAGATATAGTTTAATAATATCATCAATGGATGGTATAATTTTATTTATTTCAGGTTCTAGATTATTCCATTCGATATTATTGGGTAGAAGGAATAATACGAATTTATCTGGGTGAATTGTAATATCAAATTGGTCATTATCTTCATCAATAATTTCAGGATTAATGTCTTCTAGATTAACAGATACTACTTCATTCTTACTTTTCTTTAATTCATACATATTGGAAAGTAATGTATCCTGGTTCAAAGAACCAATACCACCATTTTCAATAATATTAAAATATTCTAGAGGTGGTCGAATATAGCCAATAATGCGAATCAAATCACCTTGATAATATATTTTAAATCTAGGATTGAGATATAAAATATCCTTATCAAATTTTTCTTCTTCCTCATCAATATCAAGAGCCGGCGTCTCTTCTTCTTCCTCAATAAATCGACCCATTGGACCCAAATTAACTTGATAATCAAAATTCATAGTATTAAGTGAATATGACTGGCATTTCATATTCTTATCACAATATTTAACTGTAAGTGTATCCTGGATTAACTTATTATAATCTTCATTTGCAATTTCACTACCTAGACGGAATAGCAAACCCAAATTATCTTCCTCATTTACTACGGTAGGATTCATTTCAGTTATAATATTATTAATATATGCATCATTGTTGAGTGAGACGTTCTTTTTGTCTTGTAAGTATATCATATTGGCGATATTTCCGTAATAATTGTCATTTACTGTATGAGTTTGTGAGTCATATTCATCTTGTTTGTTTTGTTTATCATTGTCAAGATATATTTTCTTTTTGTTAATTACTAGAGGAATAAGGAATTTGTTAGTATAATCGCCTTTAAGATATTTATGTACTAAAGGTTTATAATCTTGTGGTTGGAATTTAATATTATTATCATCATCTGTAATACTATGTTTTAGGAGACTAATAATATTGATTTGTTTGATAATTTTGTTCTGGATTTCATCAGTTCTCAATAGAGGAGGTATTTTTTCTAATTTATAAGTACGTAAATCGCCTTTTTGAACACTTTCTGGATAAACTTTCTGTATTTCATCTACTTCTACTACTTTTACTTTTTCGATTATTTCTACATCACCAATTTCATCTTCCCCAATAATTTCTACTATTTCATCCTCATTATAATCTGTTTCATCACCAGTTGCACTTGTTCTACCCGATTTATTACCATCTGCGTCTTCTATATCTGTATCTGCATCAGTACCTAAACCCATAGGATTTTCGCTATTAGTAATAGGTGTAGTTCCATATAGTAAATCCTTTAAATCTATATCATCATCGGTAAGTTGTTTAAGATTAGTCGCAATATCGATAGTTTCAGTATCAATATCTACTATATCATCGATATTTTGTGTTCTACGTGATTCATTTAGACTATTATCTGAAGATCTAGAATATCTAGAATATTCAGCATCGTCTACATCAATATTGCTTAGTTCCTTATCAATTTCTTCTAATTTAGTTTTACGTGCGCCTCCTTCAAATAGTAATTCGCCATCACCATCTATTTTTATATCAGGTTGAATTTCACTAGTGCCATAACCCAATACATCAGGATTAAAAATAATGTCATTATCTGCGCCATTTTGTTCCATCATATTACCTTTTTTATCTTTACCACCTACCATCAGAGTTGTACCTAATTTCTTAGATAATTCTGGGGTGATGATATTAGGGTCAGCAATAAAAGTATCATTATGGGGATTATATGTCATTCCGCTATATACTTCGGGGAAAATGATTTTCATTGTTTTTGGCATTACACGGATTTTATCTCCATTAAACTCCATCGTAGTTGTTAGCGAATCATTTTCCTTTAGATTATGAAATGCTTCTTGTAATACATTACTTAATTCGTTAGGTTCATCAGTCAGTGGCATCATGCGACTAATACCACTGAATGTTGGGATTTCTGGATTTTTGTAGAAAAGAAAACTGAGGGAATTATTAAGTTTAGTTAGGTCTTGTTCGCTAGATGGTAGATGAACCCATATTCCAGTAGGTGTTTTATCTAAAATACTTGCAATTTTACCATTTAGATGTGAACAGGTAGATTTTTGTGGTGTATTGAGAAGAATTCGACAGCCGGTGGATAATTTACTGTTTAAGTCCATTAGTTGGATATCGCGTTCTGGTAATTCAACATCAGGTTGATATTCTGGGATACCTAAAGGAAATGCAAAGTTCATAAGTGGTTGTAGCATTTGTTTTTCAGTTATAGTTAGATTGTAGGTTCTGTAATGTTTTAGGAGTGCACTTTTGAGATTGGAGTATTGGTATTCATTTATTATTCCGACTTTGGCAATATTAGGATGTAATTCAAATTTACTGAATATAGGATGTGTATTTTTATCTAGACGGAATACTATTATCTTATTATTGGTTAATAATGATACTAGAACACCATATAATTTATTGGTAGTAGTGTTAATTAATATACTACCTGGACTAAATATATGTGTGTTTTCCATTGATTTATATTTTTTTGAAAATTATTTAGATAATATATACAATCTAATATATAATGGTATATTTTGTTTCTAGAATTACCTAAATAAATTTGTTATAAAATATACTATTTCTAGAATAAAATCATCTACAATAAATATAACAATATAGTAAAGTAATACCCAATATAGTATAAAATATAAAAACTAAACAATGGCTTTTAATTGGTTATATACATCTTGGAATGATAATGAATATATATTATTCCTAATTATTATGATTTTAACATTCATTATAATTAACTTTGGATTATGGAAACGGAAAAAAGACAAATTCTATGATATAACCACTGCAAATACTACTATCAATGCCACTGCAACTGCGGAAACTACAACTACTACACCAGAAACTACTGAATACCAAGCACCTACAGAAACAAATCCGGCTAATAATATATTTATTTCAGATGAAGAGAAGGCAAAATGGCGTAAAGCTTGGGTTCAATTAGATGGCAACGAAGAAACATTATCATATACATCCAATACTGTTATCCAGAATGATATACTACAATTAGATAGTACTTTATATAATCAAAACACATCCAATATCGCAGGTTCAACTAATGTCAAAACAGTAAATTATGATAAATTAGGTAATTATGCTACCATAGATGATTTAGGGAAAACTCTAACTGATACATTAGGGGGTATTAATTCTAACTTAGGTTATACACTACTAGAGGAGCAATTAGGAACATTCAAACCCAATTACAATAATCCCAATGCCTATGACAATACACAATCATATAAAACGGATATGAATCCAAATACTGTAGATGGTGTATCTACATTAGGTTATGGTCAATCATATAAATTAGGTGGTAAAAATGGTACCCCAATTATTATGCAAAAAGACTTTGCAGGTGTTGCTAATATTTTTGCACCTAATATCTATATATCTAATCCACCATTAAATAGTGATGGTTATCCAGATATTTCTTATAACGTATAGAAAAATACACCAATAATAATAACCAACAATTTTCTAATAGTATTATAAAAGCACACAAGATATTCTAGACACACGATATTCTAGACACACGATATTCTAGAATGAATAACAATAATCATACTATTCGTAAGCAAACATATTCATCTACAACAGTTCTAATTGTAGTTGCAGTATTAGTAATTATAGGTATCGGTATTTATTTATACAACACTTATAAAGATTTTAAAGCTAAACTACTAGCTACAAATGCCACAGTAGCATACCCAGCCTGCCCAGATTATTGGGATTCACTAGGCAATAGTAAATGCCAAAACACCAATTCCCTTGGCAGTTGTAGTACTACACCTGGCGCAAATACTATGGATTTTAGTGGAGAAATTTTCACTAATAATAACACCGGGAATTACGCCAAGTGTAAATGGGCTAAAGCCTGTAATATTGCCTGGAGTAATGTCGATCGGCTATGCTAGAATACATTTATCTAGCTATCTGTCTAGCTATCTGTCTATCTATCTGTCTATCTATCTGTTTATCTATCTATCTACTACATATTTCTTTATATTTTCATTAGCAGTTTTGTTTTTGGTTCATTTTCATAATTTATACAATCGATTATTTATTTTTATATATAAGTAAAAAATGTAGCCCTAGAATGAAATGTATTTTGGGTGCAAAAAATAAGAAAAAAACGGTATAGTTGAATTTATAAAATTGAAAATAAAAAATATAAAAGAATAATTATAAATACTCATATAATCATTATATAATCATTATCAATATTTTGCAAAAAATATTAATATGCTCAAAACTGATGTACATAAGCTTCTAGATGCATATAAAGTAAATAATAGTGGTGATGGTTCATTAAAGCATAATGTTTTATCGCAAGCAAGTATTCAATGTAAATCAGGAAAATGGTTAGTTCCAGAAAATAAGTATAGTCAGTTTCTAGATAAGATTAATGATGTATTAACTAAGAATGATAAATCTGAATTGCATTTTCTAGAAGTACCAAATGATATTCATAATATGATTAAAGTTGATATTGATTTACGTTTTCGTGCTACAGAAGAAGAATTAAAACAAAAAGTAAATTTTAAACGTCGTTATACTGATGACCTGATTGATTTAATTATTAGTATTCTAGCAACTAGTTTAACTGAACTTATTGAAACACCAGATAATTATAAAATTTATGTTCAAGAAAAAGAGAAACCTCGTATTGCACACCAAGAAAAAACTATTAAAGACGGTATTCATATTATTATCCCAGATTTAGTACTTTCTAACCAAGCACTATATTATCTACGCGACCAAATAATTGCTAACGAAGACCTACAAGAACACCTTAAGGAAATAGAAAATATTACTGATTTAGCAGATGTTATTGACAAAAGAATTATTTATCCCAATGCATGGTATCTTTATGGTTGTGGTAAACCTGATGACAAAAATGACGTATATAAGGTAACCAAAATTTATAAAATAGTCAAGGAAGAAGATAATGATTATTCCATTAAAATGATTACATCCAGCAAAACTACTCTTAAAGACTATATTCATATGTTTTCCAATCACGGTAAAAAAGAAAATGTCAACTATCAAATTGAATTTGAAGCTGATGATTACAACAATGACAAAAACCTTAAATACATCGGTAAAGAAAACGAAGCTATCTATCGTACTTATGTTCAAGACCAAAACAATTTTCGACGTGCATCTACTTTAACACAAGAAGAAATTAAACCTTATCTAGATTGCCTTAAAAAAAAGCGTGCAGATGATTATGATGATTGGTGTCGTGTAGGTCTCAGCCTATTCAATATGGACCATCGCAATTTTGAACTATGGAAAACTTGGAGTTCCCAATCTGCTAAATATGAGGAACAAGGATGTCGTAAGAAATGGTATATTGAATTCCCCAAAGCCGGTAAATACAATATGGGTTTTAATAAAATCAAAGAACTTGCTAAACAAGACAATATCGAAAAATACCGTCAAATTATTAACATTAACAAGAAAAACTTCTTTCACCGTTGGGTACACGGACATATCCAAGAAAAAGATATTCACGGAAAAGGCCTAAGTATCAGCACCATTACTAAATTTATCCACAGCTACATTATGGATTATGCCAGCTTTAATATTGCTTGTGCTCTCCCAGGTGGTAGTAATTCCTGCGTGTATTACAAATTTGATAAACATAAATGGTCCAAAGACGAAGGTGCCAACAAAGTATATATTCTTCTATCAGAAACTGTTAAAAATGAACTTAATGACATCTTCCTAGAATTGAAAGATAAACTAATTGCAATGCAACGTCAAGAACACGAACAAAATCGTGCTAATCATCGTGTCGCATTTGATGATGATGAAAGCGCAGCATCCTATCAGCGCTATATTGTTGATGACCGCGAAGAACCCGCTAATGCTGAACAATTATCCAATGACCTAAAAGACCGAATGTACACCAAGCAACAAAATGAAAAATGTGCGGAACTAATTCAATTCCTATCTAAACCCGCTAATAAGAAAACAGTAATTGAAGACCTTAGCCAGAAATGTTATGATGAGGAATTCTATAAGAAACTAGACGATAATAATAATGTATTTGTATGTACTAATGGGATTCTAGATTTAGAAAGCTGTATTTTCCGTGATGGACAACCTAGTGATATGATGACTATGAGTAGCGGTGTTGAATTTCCTAAGAATATCGACAGTGTAGAAGCCCAAGAAATGATGTGTGCCATCCAAGACTGGCTAGATAAAATCTTTCCAGACGACGATGTCCAAGCTTATGTACTCAATACATTTGCCTGCAAATTATCCGGTAAACTATTTGGTGAAAAATTCCATATCTTTACCGGTTCAGGTGCTAACGGCAAATCGCAATTCTTTAAAATGATGAAGGAAATCTTTGGTGATTATTACCAACAATCCGATAATACTCTACTTAATACACCTAAACGGGATGCTAATGCTGCGAGTCCAGCTATTGCACAATTGAAGTCAAAACGTATTGTAGTAATGACAGAACCTAAGAATAATCAACCTTTTGAAAGTGATAAAGTAAAAGAATTAGTTAGTGGTGATCCGATGACTTGCCGTCATTTAAATAAAGACCCTATTCAATTTATTCCACAATATGCGATGTTTTTACAATGTAATGATATCCCTAAAAATGAAACTACAGATGATGGTTTCTGGCGTAAGATTTTCATTGTTCCTTGTGAAGCTAAATTCGTAATTAAAGATGAAGACCTTTACAAACTCAGCGACCCCGTTAAATTTCCCAACCATTTTCTAGGACAAGACCAATCCCACCTTTATAAAGAATGGGCACCATATTTCCTATATCTGTTATTCGAACGATATAAAGAACTCAAAGTTAATGGCTTTAAATATCCTGTTCCAGATAAGATGAAGGTTGCAACCCGCGAATACCAAGAAGAAGCTAATATTTATTCTGACTTCTTTAATCAGAAAGTTGAAGAATGCCCAGGATACAAAGTCGATTCCAGTTCCCTATACGTGGAATTCCAACAATTTATTGGTCGCGATTTTAAGACTAATAAATCTACATTCCTTAAGCAAATGGAACGGATTATTGGCAAACCTAAAGGCAAGAATAAGGACTATCATGGCTTCCGGATTGTTGGTACTTCTGGAGAACCTGTAGAGACTATCGTTATCAACATGGACGATGACAACTAAATTGGGGGTCTAAGTTGGGGGTCTAAGCCCCCATGACCCCCTTATTGGTTTGCAACCAAACCGCTTAACTAGCGCACGCGCTAGTATCTTAGTAATATTTTACAGCATATTTAGTAATATTTTACAGCATATTTAGTAATATTTTACAGCATATTTAGTAATATTTTACAGCATATTTAGTAATATTTTACAGCATATTTAATTTTTTTCCTATTTTTATTCTTTTTTATTCTAGCATATCTTATTTTACAATATCTTATAAAATATTTACATCTGCTAGAATACAATCTACTAAATATTAGTTTGTTATGCCCAAAGCCATCTATATTTCCCGATGGGGAATGTTTGATGCAATCGGGCAACGCGCGCGTTTTTGGCATATTTTCTTATTTTTGTATTTTTGCCAATACTTACCTAAGTACTTTCTCTATTATCACGTGTGTTTTATCATTTTAATAGCAAAGAACAAATAATAATGTGTTCCCAAAAATATTTTAATTCTAGCATATTTAAAAATATTTAATCCTAAAATAAAAATTGAAATTTAAATAGTATATTACCTAAATTACTAAATATATCATAATAACTAAAATATAAAATGGATACTTCTGAATATCATCAAATGCAAAACGAAGTTCTTATTGAAATTAAGAAAATTACAGATAGTCATAACAAAAAATTTAATGCAAATAGTGCTGTTATGGAACTTCTAGAATATAACATTATCCAAGAACACAAAGGACTTAAGAAATTCCTAGATTATCCAGATTTAGAACCTAAAAATAGACTCTACAAACAAGCCCGTTATAACATTTTAACCTATATTATCAATTGTGTTAAAGCTGATCCACAAAATGGCGACCATTATGACGAAGACAATAAAAAAATTTTACGCGAAGCTGGAGAGTTATTATATAAAGAAGGAGGCATGAAATCAATGCATTGTCCTTTAGTATGGTCTTTTATACCTAAAAGATATGGGGGGAGATATTAACCTAGAATGGGATGGTATTGGTGAATGGCGTGCCTAAGGTGGGGGTTTATTATGCGAATGCATAATAAATAACTCGAAAGCTTAGCTTTCGAGTTTCCAAGCCCCATGACCCCCTTATTGGGTTGCACCCAAACCGCTTAACTAGCGCGATGCGCTAGTATCTTTAGTAATATTTTCCTATATTTTTATTCTTTTTATTCTAGCATATCTTATTTTACAATATCTTATAAAATATTTACATCTGCTAGAATACAATCTACTAAATATTAGTTAATACTAGTGCCCAAAGCCATCTATATTTCCCGATGGGGAATGTTTGATGCAATCGGGCAACGCGCGCATTTTTTGCATATTTTCTTATTTTTGTATTTTTGCCAATACTTACCTAAGTACTTTCTCTATTATCACTTGTGTTTTATCATTTCAATTAGGCAAGAGCACGCGCCTCATTGTGGAAAAGCCCCCAATAGTTCAATAGGGGTTAATTGTTTTTCCTCCTCCTGGGAACAGTTCTACTACCACGTAATACTTGTATTACTACCACTAGTGAATTAGATTACTACCACTAGTGAATTGTATTACTACCACTAGTGAATTAGATTACTACCGCTGTGAATTAGATTACTACCGCTGTTAATTGTATTACTACCACTTATAAATTATTCTATTACCTTTCTTAATATTTACTAACGGGTTATGAAAATACTAATTTGGGTTATATAGAAAATAAGGTGTAAAATGATGAGTGGGAATTAGTAAAAAGGGGTTGCATCCTAAAAGTCCTTTTTCTCTCTATAATAATACTTAGCTACTTTTAGGATGTCGCTTATTTTAGTAAAACATCACTCATCACTATATAAAATTAAGGTTTTTATTAAATTTATAATTATTATCCTATATTATGATTATCGCACATAATAACGATTTTATCATTCAAAAATAATTATGATTAGCAAAAAATAAGGAAAAATAAGAAAAAATTAAGATTTTTACATATCAATATCTGGCTGTTCTTCAGGTTCTTCTTCATTATCATTCTCATCCTGTTCAAAAGTACTAGGAACTCCATCTACTATATCATCAAAATAGTCTCGGGTAGTTAAATTAAGTAATTCTAAAATACATTCATCTAAGTCTATAAAATATATGTTTTCGTGATTGGTTCTAGGGATATTATTAATAATTATTCGTGTATCTTTTTGTACTACTTCTAATACAAAGCCAAATTCATTAATAATTTTCTTAATTGTTTCTAGGAATTGGCGATGTGTAATGTCTTCATTAGAATTAATCTTGTCTAGATTAAAAGTAAATCTAAAGTCTTTAGTTTTAATGATGGGTAATAATTCTTCTCGAATAACATTATATTGAGTTGCATTGATAATATTGGGGTTTTCTTTCTTATTTTTAGCACGACCATTAGCTCCAATACCACAATCGATAGAAAAGTCAAATTGTTCTGGATGTGTTATACCGAATTTATGTAATATAGTGTGGATATAAGTAATTTTTTTAGATAATTTAATATTTTTGAAACTGGAGTGATTATTGTTGCTGGTGTATTTATTAAAAAATTTGTAATTTAATAATTTGTTTATTCTAGGATAGTATTTGCGAATGTCTTGTATATCAATAGATTTAATATCTTGTTTCCATACTTTGGAGACTATATATTTCTTAATGGTACAATAAGCAGTTCGCATGGCATCTGCGGTTGTAGTATTTTTTTTGATTATTTCTACAATATCTTTATATTCACCTTCGCTTGTGATATTATCGGCACTAGCGATTTCCTGATAAATATCAGATTTAATTTTAGTGTTATTAGGGTTTGCAATTCGTTTGTATTCGTAAGTGTGGCCTTTGGATAGGATTAGTTGTGTTAGAATAGTAATAAAAAATTGCTTGTTAAGTGTTTCGACTTCGTTATAGCATAAAATGGTGTCAAGATAATTGAGTTGTCCTTGGTTATCTTGTAATGATGCAAATGCCGTGTTTTTGATTTCATCGAATTGATATGGTATTTGAAACTCATAGAATGGAACTCCGTTAGTATAACAGGCTATATTAGAATTACTGAAATGACGGACACGATTACACATTTGCATAAGGGCTCGAGGTGTGGTACCTTTGTTAGATAGTATAATATAGCAATTATCAAACCATCTGGAATTGTGGTCGCATCCACTTTCTACTGCGCTTGTATAGATTAGCATATCACATTGCCAATATGAATTGACATCTTGAAGTCCTTGACGGTCATTTTGAATGCTGTTGTGTGTAATAACTTTGTAGGTGCTGTCATATTTAGCACGGAAGAATTCGCTTGTATCAAGAGTTAGGCAAATAAGTACTATTTTAGTTTTGTTTTTGAGGTCGTTGTCAATTTGTTTGTAGATATCTTTTTGGTCATTGGTAAAAAAAAAGTGTTTAGGTGGTGGTTGAAATTCGTTTTCTAGAATGACAATTGATTGTTCTGGTGTAATTATTTTTTGTAAAAAGAAATGGCTTCTGTTGGAGAAATCCCCATCTAGAGCGATAATTTTGGAAGCTGTAATGCATAATTGTGTAAGGACGTTGAAGATACGTTGAGTATTAAGTTTTTCAAATGATAAGTGGTATAAAAGTGATTCAATTTCATCTAATGCGATAATGTCATATTTAACTACTTTGTTGGTGTTGGATGGTATGTCTTCTGCGATAGGTAAATATGCTTTAATAAAATTGCGATTTTCTTTTAAGTGGTCAATATTTTGAGTGGTGTTATCTAGTTTGTAGATGCTGTCTAATTGTATAATAAGTTTAGTAGCGTCTTTGATTTCAGTTAAAGTTTTGTTTTGATAATGAAAGAATTGTGGGAATGATTTCTTATGTGAATATGATAGGCTAACTCTTGGGGTGATAAATAAGACTGATATATTGGGGTCAATATTTTCAAATAATTTTGCAATAAATTGTGTTTTGCCGGTACCATATGGGCTTTTGATTGCTAATATTTTATTGGCTTCGTAGAATGGATATATAAAATCATAGTTTAAGAATTGGCTATTAAATGTAATAGTTTTATATGATGGTTGTTGTGTGTTAATCCAGGGTAGATTAATTTTATTGAATAATTTGGGGTTATGTTTTCTGGCAATGAATAACATTTCTTGGAATACAAAATTAGGCTCATATTTGATACTATCCCACTTAGCACGGCATTCTTCTTCACTAACATTGGCATATTTAGATACTGATTTGGAATATTTATAGAATAATTGGAAAGCTTGTTCGGTGTGGTTGGATTGTTTAATAAGGAAGCATATTTCAATCCATTTGGGATAATTTTCGAAATAGGTAGATGGAAAGCAACTTATAAGTTTATCTAGTGTATCGATATCGATAATAGTGGTGTTAGTTGGAAAATTTGTAGACGTATTAGTAATTAGGTTAGGATATTTGGTAGTTTTGCGTTGGGTAGATAATGGTTTGTCTGATTTAGTGAATAGTGTGGTTAATTCTTTAATTAATTCAGTAGGCATTGGTACTATATCTTCGGAAATGAGGTTTTCATATTTTACTAGGTCAGTACCGATTTTGTAGGAACCATAATAGACACAACCGTTAGTAGATTTGAGGTCTAGTCCGGAATTGGTGGGGTCATTGGCATATTTAATACTTTGTGATTTAGAAAAGACATTGGTATATTTGTAGAAGAAATGATAACCTTTTTTAGTTTTGTTATAGAATTTGCAGGATTTCATGCAAAGTATTATTAGGTTTTGGTTGGTGGGGTGGTT